CGGGCGCGGGCGCGGGCGCGGGCGCGGGCGCGGGCACGGGCGCGGGCGCGGGCGCGGGCGCGAAGATGAAGATGGTGTTCAACAACCCAAATCCAACCGCCACCGAGGCAGCAAAGGAAAAGGATCCATGGCGAAACGCAAGGAAGACCAGACAAGTATGTATTTCATGCGGCGTAAGCTCGAGGCGGAGATGGCCGCCGAACAACAGGGTGCGACCCCCGACGATAAGGAGGAGGCAGTCAAGTGGAGGGAAAAGTATAATGATTGGCGGAAGGAGAGGAAGGACAGGGGGACGGTTTGGGCGGGGGAGGAGAAATATATTAATGAATGGAAAACCGCAGCAAAAAAAACTTAAAAAGCTTTAAACATTGAAAAATAACTTATTTTTAAAATAGTCATAGTAAGTTTTTATGCCTCATTTTTTTCCATATTTACAATATTGTTTTTGAGAGAATCCACGAGGACGTTTACAATTAATGGATCGTTTATATTTTAAACTCCATGACCCCCCCTTTTTACTTCTTTTACCTTTTTTGCGTCTAGTGAGCTGTTTTCTTTTAATACCTCGACCTCGATTTAACTGTTCTGCTTGGTCAACCAAATCATCAAGTCTTACTTGTAAATCATTTATTTCTTGTATTAAATTTGTTCGACGTAGAAGTATATTATCATAACTCGTTGTACTTTGATTATAACTGTCTAGTGCATTATTAGTTTCGTCAATTAGTGGTCTAATACGTTCTTGTCTATTAGCAATAATAATATTATAGCAACGTATAGATTCATCGTAACGACGAATTATACCAGCATGGTCGGTTGGATTATTCACTCTATATTCTTCATAATTGTCTCGTGTCCTAGCATAATCATCGCCAAGATTAGTTTGCATTAGTTCTTGAGTAACTTGCTCGGTTTCTATTCTTAGTCTTTCTCTTAAATCATGCACTCGTTCTCTTGCCGTAATAACTCTAGTATGGGCAATATTAAAGTTATCACTAACAATCGCCAATTCACTACGTAAATCTCTTATATTTGTTCTTAAATCATTTATTTCATTACTTACTCTTCGTCTTGTGATTAGCAATGCAGATTGTTGTAGCGCGGAGGCTGTTATTATAGGTCTTGAAGCTGTTTGTTGAACACTACTCATAATAATTCTAATATATTATTATAATAATATAATATACTATATAATAGACTTACATTATGCGAATTATCAATTTATACAAATGATAAATAATAATAAATAGTCCAACAAATCCCAATGTATTATAGGTTTCTTTAGTTAACTTATTCTGCAATCCAAAATAGGATAATGCTAAAAATCCCGGAATAAATAGTATATAATGGGTCATATAAAGTAAATTTCTCATATTTGTAAAGTCAAAACTAGGAATTGGAACAAATAATACTATTGCTAAACCCAATAATCCTAATAAATAATATATTGATTTTCCTGACTTATCTTGAAAATAACTAATATAAACCAATGATGCACCTATCACTAAAATATGTAATAAATTAACATATTTCATTGGTAAATATAATAGACTAAATTTGCCCATATTATATAGTATAGTTAATATAATATAAAATTAATATAATATAAAATAAACTTATTATTTTATAATTTTATTTTATTGTTTTTTAAGAGTTCCAATAATATATTTAGGTAAAATGGTTTTTTTAACATAACTAGGATGTCCAATGTCCATAAAAAGTTGTGTGGCGTCTTTTCCTAGTGCACGCAAAATAACATTTCCGCCTGGATGTTTTGGAATCCAAGAAGTAATATTATAAACTTTGTTATCAATTATAGTCCAGGCATCATCTTTTTTATTATGCTTTTTTACTTCATCAAGTGTAAATATTTTTTTCTTAGAACCACCGATCTTATAATTGTATTTTTTTGTTTTATTTTGCAATGTGTGTACTAACATAAGAGAGATTTTAGAAATACAATTTTCAGATGTCATTAATGCGCCTTCACACCAGGCTTGATATTTAGAATAATTCTCTCCAATTATAAAAACATTTGGCGCAGGATTTGCCAATTTATAACTTAAATAATCCGAATCAACATTTTTCTTCCAGTTGGCAACACCAGCATCCCAAAAATGCATTTTTATGTATTTGCTTGGTGGGACTGTTATATTGTATATGCTAAATAGTTGATTAAGTTTAGTATTTAAAGTTTGTTTAACATAATCAAGACCTTTTTTTATTAATAAATTATTCCAAAATCTAGCATTAGCGCAATCACTATAACTTGACATAATTAGTCCATTATTAGAACTAATTGGAATTACAAATTGAACGTTAGTATTTGTAATTGTTTTTTTAATATTTTTAAACCATGACTCTCCGTTTTCGGTTTTATAAACTTCAAAAATTCGTAATAAATTAATTGAATTTATTGAGTCTAAATCTCTCGCATATGGTTTAAAAATTGTTAAATTTTCCAAACTTTGTTTGGGTATAGCACATATTAAATAGCTACAGTTATAGGTTTCATGTATCGACTTTTTATAATTGTATGCACTTATACTAAATAAGTTAGACTTATTATAACTTACATTTTCAACATTTGAGAGATTTTGAATCTTAATATAGTTGCGTTTATAAGATTGCGTTTTTTTTATAGCATCTAATAAGGCGTCAATTATTTGCCCCAACCCTCCATTTAATGTAAAAAAAGTAGATTCTTTATTATAGTCATATTTAAAATATTCTAATGCATCATATGCATTTAATTCATTTAAATCTGAAGAATATTCAAAAACGTCTTCCACTTTTTGAGAGAATGACGCAGAACTATATTTTTTAAGTAATTCATGCAAATAAAACCTTTGTAAGACTGACTTGCCTAATTTGGAAACTAATGGACTAAGAAAAAATTTGTATAATTTAGTCATAATAGTATCTTTATATAATGTTTTGTCGTACACTTTATTATTTTTACTTACTTCTATATACGTTTTAGTATTTGGTATGTCTATAATTTTTGGTTTTAGACCAAGTTCATCAATCAACGCATTTATAAGTTTATGATGATGTCCTAGACGTCCTGCACCTAAATCCATTATATATTCTTGACCATCTATTGTTTCTTTATAAGAATATATTCGCCCACCATAACGCTCTCCAGATTCTAATAATAATATTTTCAAATGAGAATACTTTTTAGACAATTTGTATAAAGTATAAAGACCGGCTATGCCTCCACCAATTATTACTAAATCATAATTTCTAACATTATAATCATAATTTCTAACATTATGATTTTTGTTATTTTTTTGCGTATTAGTCATTAGACTATATTATTAAGTTATAATAACACAATAATATAATAATAATATAAAATAGTTTATATAATAATATATAAAAACAGTTAGCATTTTTTCAGTTTCTTACTCTTAAATTAGATAAACGCTTAAGAACATTATTAGAATTAGTAACATGTGCTCGTGTTCGTATTACTTCATTGGCCGTACTGTCTTCTCTTGTAAGTAATGTAGTATAAGTGGGTGAAATTATGCCTCTTAGTCTTCGACTCCTATTAGATTGTTCATAATTGTGTGTGCGCAATGTAGCATCATTATATGCTTCTATTGCTAAGCGTCGTTCTTCTAGGGCTTCGCGTCTATTGTGAATTGCTTGTTGAAGCGTAATATTTGGATTTGCTAACTGTGAATAGTCATAGTCAGTTATAATGCTTCTACACATTGGACAACTAGTAATACCTGCCCGTAAACTACGCTGTATACATCTGCTATGAAATCTATGTTCGCATTCTAAAATTGTTTGAGCTTCATTTTCCGCAAAATGGTCTAGACATATTGCACATTGATTACTTATTTCTAAATTTCTCTGATCTCTTATAAGTATTGCTACTTTTTTTCTAGTTTGTTTACCCCTAACCTGTTTTTGAATTCGCGTAGCTGCACTTCTTTTTCTTGATACTGATTTACGCGTTAACGAAGGCATATATATAGTAACTTAATATTTTTATAGTTTTATTATTTACCACGACCACCAACTATTTCTATTACTATTATTATTATTATTTCTATTTCTAATAGTCTCTACAAGTCCTGAAGCATCATAACTATTAACACTTGCATTTACTACTAGTTCATCAGTTATATTATATATTTCTTCTAAAAATTCATAATATGCATCGGAACTACTATTAGACCTATAGTTGTAAAATTGCTCACGGGCTTGACTAGAAACTGTTGATACTGCTTCTTCAATTTCTAGTGCTCTTATTTCTTGTTCTAATGCTTGTTGTAAAGTTACAAGTGTTGATTCTTGTAATTCTTGTATTACTATTCCTTGTTCTCTTACTTGTTGTTCTAAATGGGCTATAATTACTCGTAGACGTTCTTGTTCTATTTGCGTTAGTTGCGTTTGTTTTGGTCTTCTTTGTGGTTTTATATTGATTATACGACTTCTACAATTGGGACATTTTTTCTTACGACTAGTGAACCATTTTTTAATACAATCATTATGAAATCTATCACCACAAGGTAATAATGTAGTAATTTTTTCACTCATAGGTTCAAAACATATTGAACAATCATCATTTGTTAACATTTTAGTTTTTATTCTACTTATTAGTCGTCTAGTTTGTTTACCTCGAACTCTTGACTGAATTTTTCGACTTGCTTTTAGTTTGGTTACTTTTTTTCTAGTTTGTTTACCCCTAACCTGTTTTTGAATTCGCGTAGCGGCTGTTCTTTTTTTGGAAGATGAGCTACGAGTTGGCGAAGGCATATTATATTATAACAATGTTATAATATAATATAATATAATATAATATAATATAAGACTGTAAAAATAGTATTACATATACTGTGCAAACTCTATATTTGCAATATGACTGCAAATTCTTTGAGCATTACGCGAATTGTCTCGTGCGCGTGTTAATAATTCAGACGTTCTAAAAAACATATTACTAACATCACGTTCCAATGTTTCATCATTTATATTTAAATTTCTAAAGTTATTGTAATTATAAGACGCTTCATTATAGAGTCTACGCACATAATATTCAGTTTGGTCTGCGCTATATTGATTACTTAACGCATCATTAAAATGTATATTTGGAATTTCTGGAGGGTCGGGTACATGTGGTCTTAGTTCTTCAATTTCGCGTTCCCATAATTCTATTTCTTGCATACGTTCTAATATATATTGCTCTCGTAATATTGGGTCTAATATTAGTGGTTGATATTCTTCTTCTTCTTCTTCTGATTCTGATATAGGGGAATAGGGTATATTAGTTATTACTGTCCTACAATTAGGACATCTTCCCCCAGTGCTAGTCAATGATCGCCTTATACATTCTTCGTGAAATATATGTCCACAAGGTAATGCAATACGAACATCATTAGTCAAAGGTTCAAAACATATTGAACATTCATTATTTGTGGCCATAGTATGCTTTACTCTATCCATTACTTTTCTAGTTTGTTTTCCTCTAACTCTTGACTGAATTTTACGACTTGCTTTTAGTTTATTTACTTGTTTTCTAGTTTGTTTTCCTCGAATTCTTGATTGAATTTTACTACTTGCTTTTAGTTTAATTACTTGTTTTCTAGTTTGTTTACCCCTAAACCTTTTTTGAATTTGTGTAGCTGCTCTTCTTTTTATGGAAGATGAGCTACGAGTTGGCGAAGGCATATTATATAAATCTTATATTATTAAAATAATATAAGATTATTAAATGAGAGTGTTTAATGGTCTAAATTCTAAATCGTCTGCAATTCGATCTGCATTATTCCTATTCTCTCTTGCACGTGTTAATAAATCAGACGTTATATAATACATATTAGTAACATCTTGGTCAACTGGGTTACCATTTATTCTAAGATTTCTATAGTTCTGATAATTTTCAGAAGCTTCATGCAATAATATTCGTGCTTGCTCTACAATTTGGCGTGCTCTTATTAAATTGCTTAGCGCTTCTTCATAAGTTATATTTGGAATTTCCGGTGGCCAAGGTAGTTGTGGTCTTTGTTGTATTATTGCGCGTTCTAGCATTTGAATTTCTCGCAATCGGTTTAATATATGTTGTCTTCGTTGTATTGGATCTAATATATTTGGTTGTACTGGTGGTGGTGGTGGTGGTGGTTGTATTTGTTGTCCGGATGTAGAAGGGTAGGGTATATTAGTTACAACAGTCCTGCAAAGAGGACATGTTCCCCGCGTTGCAGTCAATGAACGCCTTATACAATGACTATGAAATTTATGACCACATGGCGATGTAATACTAACATTGTGAATCATAGGTTCAAAACATATAGAACAATTATTGTTTATTAACTTTGTTCTAGTTTGTTTCCCCCGAACTCTTGATTGAATTTTACGACTTGCATTTGTTCTTAATTGCATCTTTTGTTGCATTTTAGTTTTTCTATTTCTAAATTTGGTTTGAATTTTTTTAGCAGCCGATCTTTCTCTTGAAGATAATCTACGTGTTTGTGAAGGCATAGCTAATATAATATAATATAATATAATATAATATAATATAATATAATATAATATAATATAATATATAAAAATATAAAAATAGTAAGATTAAGCACCGCGCGCTAGTTCACCAAGACGATTTGAAATTCGTAATGCATTATTCGCATCATATATTGCAACTTCTAATAAATTAACAGTTCTATTAAAAACAGCATCAATGTGTTGTTCCGCAATTTCATCGTTAGTACTTGGTCTATCTTGTGTGTTAAAACTTTCATAGTTAGTATAAATAGTATATGCTTCATCATAAAGACTTCTTAAAGTAGTCTCAGTATTTATAGCAGTTACTTGATTAACTAGTGCCTGTTCATAAGTTATATTTGGAATTTCTGGCGGATCAGGCAGTAGTTGTAAAAGTCGTTCTATACTTTGTTCTATAACATCTAGTTCTTGATTGCGTGCTATTAGGTGTTGTATTAGTTGTAGCGGTTCTAAATCTAATAGTTGTCTTCGTCGTATTGGATCTAATATATTTGGTCGTGGTGGTAGTGGTGGTTGTGGTTGTATTTGTCGTTCTATAGAAGGATAAGGTATATTAGTTACAACCGCCCTACACAGAGGACAGGTTCCTTGCGTTGCAGTCAATGAACGCCTTATACAATAACTATGAAATTTATGATTGCAAGGCGATGTAATACGAACATTTTCAATCATAGGTTCAAGACATATTGGGCAATTGTTGTTTATTAACTTTTTTCTAGTTTGTTTTCCTCGAACTCTTGCCTGAATTTTACGACTTGCTTTTTTACGAGTTGCTAGTTGTTTTCTAGTTTGTTTACCCCTAAACCGTTTTTGTATTTTTTTTGCAGCCGAACTTCTTAGTCGGGATGAGTTACGTGTTTGCGAAAGCATTTATAATATACTATAATATACTAATATAATATATTTATAAAGTCATAAATTCCCATATATATTTTATATTTTATATTATTATAAAATATACTATGAATTCCAATAAATCAAATTTAGCAAAAAAAAATAGAAATTACAAGCCAAAAACTGATTTATCGCAATTATTCAAGTTATTATATGAAAAAAAAACATTTTTTTCATTAATTTTAATAACTTTAGTAGCTCAACTTTATATTACTTATTATGTTAGCGAAAATTTTGATATAGAAAAAAATAAAAATATAATTACTAACAACCACCCGTTTTTTGTTGATACAAATACTATTGTTGCATATGTAGTATTATTTTTCTTAATTATAATTTTAGTTTATGTTCCTATGCCTCCGTGGTTAAAATTTATAGTATTTTCTCTTTTTTCCGCCATTTTTGGAGTAATTTTAGCATACAGAAAATCTCGCTATGATCCCAATACAATAAAAACTGCCGTTTTAGGAACAATTAGCATTTTTGTTTCAATGTTTGCATTTGGAGTAGCACTAATAGCAAGTAATATTCAATTGAGCACTATGTTTGGTTTAGGTTTGTTTTATGCATTACTTTTCATGCTTATGATAATTTTTGTGCAATTTTTTCTTAAATCTTCACTATTGTATAAAATAATAGTTGTTTCACTATTAATGTTATTTTCTATTTATATTGTATATGATACAAATCAAATATTACAGCGCGATTATAGTGGAGATTTTATAACAGCATCTTTAGATTATTATTTAGATATAATACATATTTTTTCCAATCTATTAAGTCTAAGTAACTTTGATGAATAATTAAGGAGTAGGAATAAAGTTCCAACCCAAATCTAAACAAATCTTTTTCCATATTTGGTCTTGTTCTACGCGTTTTTCTCTGTCTTTTAACATAGGAAAATATGGCAAAAAATGAGTTTCATTTAATAATTCACATAACTTATAAAGAGTATAATAATAATTCAAAAAATTAACGCGTTCTTTGGGACAATATTTAGAATAAGGTTTTTGTAATTCAATAAATAAATTACATAGTGTTTCTTCTAATTCAGAACTCATAATTGGCGGTTTAATACCCAACTTGTCTTTAATAAAAGGTATGTGCTCATAATATTTATTATACCCTAAATTCTTTAAAATTTCCTTGGTTTTAGTATTTGTTAACTGATTAATGCTAATGCGTTCTTTTTTAATTTTATATTTAATATTTTCAAACACTTCATCTGGAATATTTGTGCTTTCTTTTGCTTGAAATTGCGCTAATATTTCTTTCAAATGATTTATTCTTTTATAAGCATAAAAAGAAACTTCTTTAGGTGGTTCTTTATATGATGGTTTATCAATTTCAATCAAATTTTTAATAATATTAGAACAATTATTACAAACAGATATACCATCTGATTCTACATAAACCATTTCTCCTTTTTTACATACACTACAAATATCAGATGGATATATAAAATTATCATAATTCAAATATAAATAATCAATATTGTTAAAATATTTATCTATTGAATTTTTTGTGTTGTTATTATTGTTGTTATTATTAATACTAATGTCTTCATTATTAGATGTTGAAAAAAATTTGTGTATAATATCATTTTTATTTGAACTAGTTATTAGCAAATCACTATTAGAAATATTTTTCTTATTTTCAAAGTAGTCAAAAATGAATTTTGAATTATCTAAATAATATTCATTTTTTTGTTTTTTAAGAGAATGGATTAAATTTTTATATTTTTTAATATTTTCAATAATTGGTTGATTTTTAGTATGATTTGTTGAATTTTGTAATAATGATTCTAATTTTTCTATAATTTTTAAATATTTAGGAATAATAACTTCTTCATTTTGTTTGAATAAACTACTTATTTCATTATGTTTACTATCCAATGTAGTTTTAATAATAGCAGCTTTCTTCATGACTACTTATATAATTATAGTATACATAATATATTAGTGTTTATTATAATATTTGTTTATTTGTTTATTTATTTATTTGTTTATTTGTTTATTTGTTTATTTGTTTATTTGTTTATTTGTTTATTTGTTTATTTAACAATATTTTTTAATAATTTTTAATAATTTTTAATAATTTTTAATAATTATTAAAAATTTAATTAATTAAATTAAATTAATTAATTAAATTAATTAAAAAAATTTTTTTTCTTTAGGAATATTATAAAAAAATGGCTGGTGGTTTAATGCAATTAGTCGCCTATGGCGCACAAGATGTTTATTTAACAGGTAATCCCCAAATTACTTTTTGGAAAGTGACATACAGACGCCATACTAATTTTGCGATGGAGTCTATAGAACAAACATTCAATGGACAAGCTGATTTTGGTCGCCGTGTAACATGCACTATTTCCAGAAATGGTGATTTGGCCTACCGTACATATTTACAATTAACACTTCCTGAAATTGGTCAATCGTTATCTCAGGCTTCGGCTACTTCCCAAGAAACATTATATGCTAGATGGTTAGATTTCCCTGGCGAACAGTTAATTTCTCAAGTTGAAGTTGAAATTGGTGGTCAGCGTATTGATCGTCAATATGGTGATTGGATGCACATTTGGAATCAACTAACACTATCCAAAGAACAAGAACGTGGTTATTATAAAATGATTGGTAATACAACTCAATTAACTTATGTTTGCGATCCAGGATTTGCGGAAGTTGATGGTCCTTGCTCGGCAAATGGTGTGCGCCAAGTTTGCGCCCCTCGTAAAGCGCTTCCTGAAACAACATTATATATTCCACTTCAGTTCTGGTATTGCCGTAATCCAGGTCTAGCTCTACCATTAATTGCACTACAATATCACGAAGTCAAAATTAACTTAGATATTCGTAACATTGAAGAGTGCTTATGGGCAGTAAACAGTTTAGACGGTAATGGCCTCAAAATAAATGAAGCTTATAAACAATCGCTAGCTGCTGCTTCGCTATTTGTTGATTACATTTTCTTAGACACCGATGAACGCAGACGTATGGCCCAAAATCCACACGAATATTTAATTGAACAGTTACAGTTTACAGGCGATGAGTCGGTTGGTTCATCATCAAATAAAATTAAATTAAATTTAAATCATCCATGCAAAGAACTAATTTGGGTAGTCCAACCTGATGCCAACGTTGATTATTGCGCGTCATTAGTTGCTGGTACTGCTCTTAATACTCTATTAGGCGCCCAACCATTTAACTATACAGATGCGTTAGATGCATTACCAAATGCGGTTCATGCGTTTGGTTCAAAAACAACAATTACAAACGGATATATTACTCCATCGGGAGCATTTGAAGACATGTGGGCAAATCAGATACTTCCAGTAACAGGTCTACCTGATACAGAGGTTAGAGTATCCACAGGACCAGGGGCACCTGCAGGGGGCAATTTATCAATTGGTCCAATTAGTGGTGGTTTAAAGGTTAGTACCGGCTTAGCAAGGTCACCTGACGGAGCTCTAAATAATGATGACTCTGGTGTATCTGATGCCGGAACCTTTGTTCTTGCTGAAACTGCATTAGATATGCATTGCTGGGGTGAAAATCCAGTTGTAGTTGCTAAATTACAATTAAACGGTCAAGATCGCTTTTCGGAGCGTGAAGGCACCTATTTTGACCTTGTCCAACCATATCAGCACCATACTCGTGCCCCAGATACAGGTATTAACGTTTATTCATTTGCGCTAAGACCCGAAGAGCACCAACCATCTGGCACTTGCAATTTCTCGCGCATAGATAATGCTACTTTACAATTAGTATTGTCAAATGCGACAGTTCAAGGTGTAAATACCGCAAAAGTGCGCGTATATGCAATTAACTACAATGTTCTTCGTATTATGTCGGGCATGGGTGGTTTAGCTTATTCGAATTAAAAAACTTAATTATTTTAAACTATTTATTTTAAACTAGCTTTTATAGTTTATAATTAGTTAAAATGGTTTTAAAAATTTAAAATAATATTATTAATTTAATAATATTATTATTTTGATAATATTAATTTAATAATATTATTGCATTAGTATAATAGTAATATTAGTAATAATAATGGAAATAATTAGTGTAAAAAATAGTTTTTATTTTACATATGTATTTTTAATAACCACTGGAACAATTACATTTATTGAAGCATTAAGAAATCCTGTTCCACAAATTCGTCATATTATGAATTTAGAAACTTGTATATCAATTGTTGCTGGTTATTTTTATGGATTATTTTTAGATGTAATAAATAAATCAGAAGACAATATAATCATAAAAGAAACACAAGAAACACAAGAAACACAAGAACAAATAAATCAACTAGAAAATAATTCAACTTCATTCTTAGATTTACCAATTGAAAAAATTAATAATATGCGTTATTCAGATTGGATAATTAGTACACCACTTATGTTACTAGTATTATCTCTAGTTTTGGGTTATGAAAATAAAATAGATGTCCATTTTTCGTCATTTTCACTAATATTATTTTTCAACTTTTTAATGTTGGGATTTGGATATGTTGGAGAAATAGATTTATTAAACAGAACATTGGCCAATTTTATAGGATTCATATTCTTCTTTTTAACCTATGGAACTATTTGGAAACTATTTATGAGGGGTCCAAAAGTAACAAAACAATCCAAAATAATATTTTGGTTATATTTAGGACTATGGTCATTATATGGAGTATTTTATCAAACAAATGAAAAAACAAAAATGATTGGATATAATACATTAGATTTATTGGCAAAAGCATTTGTTGGAATATTCTTTTGGTTATATTTAACAAAAACAGTGCAGTTTTAATATGGATTTTTAGCTTCTATTAGCCATTGACTAGACTTAGTATCTAAAATTCTTGTATTATTAAAATGTTTTTTTAATAATTCAAGAATATTTACACTTTTTGGGCCTGGCGGGTCATACTTATATACTGTATCAACAATACCTATATACACTAATCCACCGGGATTTAAGAGTTCTTTAATTTTATTCATTACATTAGTATATTGTAAATAAGGCATATTCCATAAAAAGCATGTAATCACATCAAATTGTTTAGAATTATCCATTGTTAATAAATCTTGCTTTACACCTTTTCTCATTTAAAACGCCCAATTTATTAGGCAAAAAATAAGAAAAAAATGTAAAATCAATAGTAGGATTTTGACCTACGGTGGTCTTACTTTTTCATCTTCTTTGTTTTTACTTGAAGATGTGAAAGACGAAATGTGGAAACATAATGGGCGTTCTTGTTTTTTTAATTGTTCTTTGAATAATGAACTGACTTTTTGATTTCTTCAGGTAAAATATTTAGTAAATACGTTTCTTATATAAAAATAAAATATTTATAATACTTAATAAATGGATTCTTTAAACAGTCTTGACTATTGTTCTCAATTTATAGATGAAAATATAAATAATAAAAAAGGTTTGCAATTCAAAGATAGATTTATAGATATTTTATCTGATCCAAATAATTTATTTATAAAACGATGTGAAAAAGCAGGAACTGTTGAAAATGGATGTGTATTTTTACATAATGGAATAAAAGTAGAAACATATGGATATTATGGAGATTTTTCAGAAATATTATTATTAAATAAAGGTTGTCATGAACCTGCAGAAGAAAGAATGTTTGAATTAATTTTAAAAGATATACCAGAAAATGGAACTATGATAGAACTAGGGTCATATTGGGCATTTTATACAATCTGGTTCAATAAAGTAGTTAAAAATGCTAAAAATTATTGTATTGAGCCTGAATTAAACGGGTTGAATTTAGGAAAAAGAAACTGTTTATTAAACGATATTGATAATGTAAATTTTACACAAGGATTTATAGGCAAAAACCAAATAAATTTATGTGATTTTATTCGTGAAAAAAATATAGAAAATATAGATATTTTACATTCGGATATTCAAGGTTTTGAGTTAGAAATGTTAGAAGATATAACTGAATTATTAATTCAAAATAAAATAAAATACTTATTTGTTTCAACACATAGTGATTATTTACACTATAAGTGTATTAACTTATTAAAACAACATAATTATAGAATAATTGCTTCAGCAGATTTTGAAACAGAAACATTTTGTTTTGATGGTATAATAGTAGCTTGTCATATAACTAATCAAACTTTTGGTAATTATAATATTGGAAATAGAAAATTTACTAAACTTAGAAATACTCCATATTTATGAGATGGTATAGTTTTTAAACTTTTTAAATTAAAATGCGCGTTTTAAATGAAAAAAGGTGTAAAACTTCTACTAATTCATTTGCTAGTTTGTCCTCATCAATATCAAAGAAGCAATGTATTTTATCAAGGATTAATGATGATTCATCGTGTGGCCATAGTTCCCTATCTCCCGGTTCACGCAATAGTGTATTATATACATAAGTTATTACAGGAATGTCTTCACACGTTATATTAACTTGTTTTATATGTTCAATATAATCTTGAACAAATGGCAAATCTATGCTAAATGTTATATCAGTAAATATTTGAGGAGCTGCGGCCAGTCTATATTTCAAATATTCAACTATTAAAATTTCATTAACATAAGCATCACAAATAGTTTGTGCACACATGTTTTTAAATTTATTTTCTATAAATGCCCCAGTTAATAGTTCAATATTAAGATGCGGTTCATAATTAGTTTTTTCAATTAACATTTGCTGCTTTAGCATTTTTAGTGTATATTATTTACTAATAAAAATTAGTAATCAATTTTATTTAATGCAAATCATATTTTTTTCAAAAAAACAAATAAACAAATAAACAAAAAACAAATAAACAAAAAACAAAAAACAAAAAACAAAAAAACAAAATAAATATAACAAAAAAAATTGATTTAAAATTTATTTATTAAATTATATTAAAACACTACATAATCATTATCATGGCATCATTTATTCAAGAAGTTGTTGCAATTATTGACCGCTCAGGTTCTATGTGTGGCAAAGAACAAGATACTGTTGGTGGTATTAACTCTACATTAGATATTATTAGACAAGATTTGAAACCAGATGAACGTGTAAATGTGTCAATTAAGTTATTTGACCATGAAGAACACATGTTAATCCGGTCATTAAATATTACAGAAGTAAGACCTCTTGAACTAAGACAATTTGTTCCACGAGGACAAACTGCACTATATGATGCTATTGGTTCAAGTCTTACTTATTTTATGGAAAAGAAACTTCACGATCCAAACAGTTATACTAAATGTTTGATTTATGTTGCTACAGATGGTTGTGAAAATTGCAGTAAAAAATTTAATGCTGATTCTTTAAAGAAACTTATTAAGAGTGCACAAGAATCGTACAATATTGAAATTATGTACTTAGGCGCAAATCAAGATGCAATTTTAGAAGCATCCAAAATTGGAATTGATGAAGGACAAGCTATTAATTATAATGAAACACCCGAAGAATGTGGAGCAGTTTATAGATCTCTTGGAAATGCTGTAATTAGGCAAAAAAGTAGTGCAAAAACAACATTTACACCCGCTGAACGCAGTCAATCATACACTCCAATTACACCACCACCAAATCGTACATTTGAACCACCGCCTCTAAAGCGCCAAACAAGCGTAAGACTCCCGTTCAATTAAACATGTTAAACAAAACAACAAAACAAAAACAAAAATAAAAAATAAATAAAACAAAAACAAAAAAATCACTTTTTTTTTATAAAATAGTTACATACTATTTTATAAAACTTAGAACTTTACATTGGGTGGGGTTCGAACCCACGAGGCCGAAGCCATGCGAACTTGAGTCGCACCCCTTAGACCACTCGGGCACCAATGCAGAAAAATGAATAGATTGTAGTAACCT